CCATTTTTTCGGAAACCACGGTATAGTTTCATTATACTGGTCGTATTACACGGTAAAGTGACCAATCATTAAAGCTCATCGAAAGGTGGGCTTTTTTACTGCCTGAAATAAAGCGCCATTAGCTCAGTTGGTCAGAGCCGTTTTGGGTCGTGGGTTCAAGTCCTGCATGGCGCACTAATATTCAAGAGGTCAATATGCTCCAATTCCTAAAACGATTATTTTGCACTCACGAGTACGACTACGAATCAGATATTTTTGTGCAGATTGAATGTCGTAAATGTGGTAAAGTGAAAAAGTAACCCTGTCACTTCGGTGACTTAGCCGAGCGTATTACGGCATAAAGCCCTGTCATCTGACGGGGTTTTTCTTTTTTTGGTGATTGCATGGATTTAGTCGAAGCAAAGAAGAATCTTGATTTATTGCATCAAGACAAAGAAAGACTGGAAGGTCTTAATCATCTAAATTCAACGTTTCAGTTTAAACAAGCGTGTCGTCAACGTATTAACGACATAGATAAACAGATCAGCAACATAAAGCAAAATATTAAGCGTTATGCGAGACCGTAAACGACTAGCAGCGATTAGAAAGCTGCCTTGTGTGAAGTGTGGTAATGGTCTAAGTCAAGCAGCACACAGCAACTTCGGCGAACATGGCAAGGGCAGATCAATCAAAGCAGATGATAAATACACAATTCCGTTGTGCCATTCTTGCCATCGTTGGTTCGATGGGTACTTTCAGCTAACAAGAGATGAATCAAAAGAATGGTTCACAAAGATGCTAGAAAAGACTGAACGGATGCTTTGTCTTAAAGATGAAGAAACATTTTAAGGGTATACATTTCATGTACCCCCTTTAACTAATTAGACATTCAGAATCTAAAGCAATCTAATCATGTTTATTCTGCAAACACATCTACCGTGTCATGTCGATAAAATTGGAAAATATAAACATGACTCAAGCCGTATTTACAATCAAAGATCATTCTGACATCACTAAAACAATCTCATATCTGCATTCAAACTACACTCAGGCGATTAATGAGGGTAAGCCGCTTGTTGTTCGCATAGATCAGAAAGAAGAAACATTATCTAGCGCACAAAGAAGATTGTATTGGCTTTGGATGACTGAGTACGGCAAACAGCGCGGATTGGATAAAGAGGAAGCATCTGCATTCTTTAAATATAAATACCTTTCGATTATTTATAACCGCGACAAGGTTGGCGAGTATCCTGAAACATTTAGAGTTATGCGAGAGCTTAAAGAGTCAGGTGCATCCGAATATGAGCCATTACGCCAGTTTGTATCGAATCGAATGAGCATCACAGAAGCTACAACAAAGCAGATGGCTGAATTCTTAACTGATATTGAGATGTGGTGCTTAAAGGATGGTGTGAAGTTGACTTGTCCAGATGATTTAAAGTGGTCTTATCAGGAATAACAATATGGCAGAAATAAACTTAACGCCTAAGCAGGAGAGTTTTTGCCAGTTATATATTGAGCTTGGCAATGCCTCTGAAGCATATCGACAGTCTTATGATGCTGATTCGATGAATGAAAACACAGTGCATCGTAACGCAAGCGCCATGCTTGACAACAACAAGATTGCAACAAGGCTTGATCAGATTCGCAAAGGGCACTCGAAGCGCCACAACATCACGGTTGATTCGCTATTGCTTGAACTGGAAGAAGCAAGACAGGCAGCTTTTGAGGGTGAGCGCCCGCAAGTATCTGCTGCTGTATCCGCAACAATGGGTAAGGCTAAATTGCTTGGATTGGATAAGCAAGTGATTGAGCATACAGGCAAAGGTGGCATGGACCTTGAAGTAGTTATCACAAGGCGAGTAATTGACTAAGGAGTGGCATTGTGAAGCTTGAGATTCAAACGCCACGATGGGCATTACCGTTATTACAACCATCGCGCTATAAAGGCGCTTGGGGGGGGCGAAGGCTCAGGTAAATCACATTTCTTTGCAGAGGCATTGGTTGAGGATTGCTTTGCAGATAAAGAGCTTCGTGCTGTATGTATCCGTGAAGTACAGAAGTCTATCAAGTTTTCATCAAAGCAATTGATTGAAGATAAGATTAAATCTCTTGGATTATCCGACTACTTCGACTGCCAGCGTGATTTGATTAAGCGTGTTGGTGGTGATGGTGTGATTCTGTTTCAGGGTATGCAAGACCATACGGCTGATTCAATCAAGTCATTAGAGGGGTTTAGACGGGCATGGATTGAAGAAGCCAATCGGCTATCTGATAAGTCATTGCGCCTATTGCGTCCAACGATGCGAACAGAGGGTGCTGAGATATGGGCATCATGGAATCCTGAATCAAAACACGATCCGATTGATGACTTTTTGCGTGGTGAGTTTACACCTGAGAACAGCATTGTGGTTGAGGTCAACATTGACAACAATCCGTTCGCAGGTAAAACGCTACTTGATGAATATAAAGCAGATCGTCAGCGTGCTATTCAGATGCAAGAAGCAGGCGATGCGAATGCATGGGCTTTATTTGAGCATGTATGGCGTGGCGGTTATCTTGAGTTCTCAGACTCGATTGTATTTAGCGGTCATTACGTTGTTGAGGAATTTGAGCCACAGCCTGATTGGGTAGATGTTTATTACGGTGCTGACTGGGGATTTGCTAAAGACCCAACCACACTGAATAAAATATGGGTACATGATGATGTTTTATATATCGAACATGAAGTAAATCAAGTCGGTTGTGAAATTGATCATTTGCCGAAGTTATTTGATGGCGTGCCTGGTGTAAGAGAACACAAGATTAGAGCAGATTCAGCACGACCTGAAACAATCAGCTACTTAAAACGACAAGGTTTTAAGATTGAAGCAGCAGAAAAAGGTGCGGGAAGTGTCGAAGATGGCATCACATATTTAAAGAAATTTAAGAAGATTGTCATTCATCCACGTTGCACTGAAACAGCGAGAGAATTTCGCTTGTATTCGTACAAAGTCAATCGTGCGGGGGATGTGTTACCTGTCATTCTTGATATGTATAACCATCATATTGATGCGATTCGATACGCATTGCAGCCATTAATCAAAGGTCGATCACCTAAAAAACCTGCAACCGCAGGAAATAGAATTTTCTAAAAACAAATACGGATAGAGCCTAAAAAACAGGTTTTGTCGTATTTTTTAAATCAAACACAGCTCGCAGAAATGCGGGCTTTTTTTATGCTCGGAATAAACACATGGCAAAGTCTAAAATCAAGGACAAAGCGTCTAAAAAGGCTTTGTCCAATGGGCATTTATATTCTCAGGAAGCAGTCAGTCAGTTTTATAAAGCAAGTAAGCAGCTTGATTTAGATGAGACTTTACGCAAGGCAGGGATCCAACGCCATCGTTTAGCAATTCTTCTTGATGATGATGAAATATCACAAGCTGTAGAAACACGGATAGACGCATTACTTGCAACTCCATTTAGATTTGAGCCAAGTGATACACCAGAATCCATTTTATTAATGCAAGAAATTAAGGAATGGTTTGCTGAGATTGCAACGGGATCAATCAATGCCTTGCTATTTGGTTATTCAGTTCAAGAAATGGTTTACAACCAAGATGATGATTACATCGGTATCCAGTGGGTCGGTGAAAAGCCAATGGAGTGGTTCGAGCCTAAGAATGATGGTCGCTTGATCTATCGCCAAGATGGTTCAGGTAAAGAGTCTGAAGTTGATCAAACCTTTAAATTCTTTATGACACGGCGTAAATCAACTTATAAGCAGCCTTACGGTAAAGCATTGCTGACAGTCGTTTATTGGTTGGATTTCTTTCGTAAGAATGGCTTTAAGTTTTGGGCGAAGTCGTTAGAGCGTTTTGGTACCCCAATACTTCTAGGAAAATGCAAAGATTCAGACCCATCTGAAATGAATCAAGCATTGTTAAATGCCCATGCTCAAAGTGTTATCTCAATTGATGCGGAGGATGATGTGCAAATTTTATCTGCTGCATCATCGAGTAATGCGGGGGCATCATTCGAGACTTTTAATAATGCGATTATTCGTCAGATTCAAAAAGTAATCTTAGGTCAAACACTCACAAGTGGCACTGATGGCACAGGTAGCCGCGCATTGGGCGAAGTGCATGAGAACGTACGAAAAGATAAATTGAATGCAGACATTCGATTAGTTACACCGACATTTCAGGCTATTGTTGATGCGCTTTGTGCATTAAATGGTTGGGGCAAGCATGAAATTATCTTGGGTGAAAAGTCTAAGCAGCTTAACAAGGATCAGGCTGAGCGTGATGTAAAGCTTAAAGATGCAGGTGCGGTATTTACCACACAATATTTTATTCGTGAGTACGGATTGCAGGAGGGTGATTTAGCAGAATCTTTGCCAAGTCAAACACCACAACCGCAATTTAAAGCAATTCCAAGCAAACCTTTCAGTTTCGCAAGCACAGTCAACAAACTTAGTGCCGAGCAACAAGAGCTTGATGAATTGGCAGAGCAAGATTTTAAGTTGTTCTCCGATAAAGATATGAAAGACCTGATTCTGAATAGCAACAGCATCGAGGACTTGCAGACACAATTATTTTCATTGTTGAAAGATGCGGATAAAACTCAATTCAATGAGCTAATGGATAGAGCATTGTTCGCTGCTGATATTTTGGGATATATGCATTCAAAAGAGGGGCGTTAAATGGATGATATGACCCTCTCGCAAGCTATCCAGTTTGCACGATCTCGCAAAGTTTTATTACCTGCCGAGTATTACTCACTTGATCTTACAACACGTCAATATGCGTCAACGGTGAGCTATTTGGCGGGGCTTGATCAGATTGAATCTGTGTTGAGTTCGGCTTATAAGGTCCTAGAAAGTGGAGGGACATTTGCTGATTTTCAGAAGTTGGTAGATGAGAGCGGCATTGAGCTATCAGAAGCACATTTAGATAATGTATTCCGCACCAATATTCAGAATGCGTATGCCCGTGGAAAGTGGAGTCATCAGCAGCAAAACAAGGACAAGCGACCTTATTTAGAGTATATGGCGATCAATGATAGCCGAGTCAGACCAAGCCATTTAGCTTTGGATGGTGTGATTCGTCACATTGATGACCCATTTTGGCAGAAATATTACCCAAGCAATGGTTTTCGCTGTCGTTGCAGTACAACTGCAATCACTGAAAAGCAAGCAATCCGAAAGGGTATAACGTCTGATGATGATCTGCCCGATGTGCAACCAGATAAGGGTTGGTCATTTCAGCCATCTAATTATGACAATCATCCTGATGTAATTTTAAAGTCACGTCAGGAGCGTGAAGCGAGTAATCGAGTAACGAATGATGCGCTTGTTCAACAGATTACGGCGCAACAGGTCGAGTTATCCGCTAATGAAATGATTAAGAAAACATTGAAAGATGTTGATGTAGATCAATTAAGCAAGATGGTCGAAAAGACCATAAAACTTGATCAAAAAGTCAGACCAAGTGATTTAGTTTTCACTCTAGGCTTGTCAAGTGAGACAGATAACCAGCTAACCGAACTGCTAAAGCTTTCCGCAATTCAGAAAGATCAGCAGGGAACTATAGGAAAAAGTATCTGGGACAAGGTGACTGGTGCATTTAATCGTTTGTTTAGTATTGCTAAAAATGCAGCCAGTAAATTAACAGGTAACTCTATTCGAGGGCTTGATGGTTTGAATCTAAATGCAGGCAATATCATCGGCATTCAGACACCAACGCTATTCAAGCAAGCTGAAAAGGCTGGAAAACAGATCACTATTCTTGATGCTAAAGGCATTGCCATTGATCTAAACAAGATCAGTGGGCTAAACGGCGCTTTGCTTGCACCTGATTTGAATTTAGAGGTTGTAAGCAATACAGATGATCTGTTGTTGCTGCGAAGAACTGAGAAGCAAGCTACACGCTATTTCGTAGCGAATCAGACCGTATTTAGTCTTTACTAAATGAATTTAACGACTTAGTTTACATATTAAAGGCATTGGTGAATTAAATGACAGTAACAGCAACACTCACAAGCACGCCTATCCGTGTTTCAACTGGTGCAAAAGCAGTACATATAACGGTTCAAAGAGGCTCAAAGCCATGTTATGCAACAGGTACATCCTCACCCGATAAAGCAGCATTTCATGTTCTTCAGGAGCAGGTAATGAATATTGGTGAGGGATTTAGTATTTGGATGTGGAATGACAGCGCATATCCAATCGTAATTGCATATTCGGAAGCTACCTAATGATAAGAACGCCGCTAAGTACCGTCGTTGGCGGTGCATTTTGGACACCTAAAGCCACTGTTGTTGGCGGGACAAGATCAAGCTTTGAAACTGTTATGAAAAAGCTATTTGAGAACAGTGAACAAGGTTTTTGGTATGACCCAAACGATCTGACTACGATGTTCCAAGATGCTGATGGTAATATTCCTGTGACTGCTGCGGGACAGCCTGTAGGTTTGCTATTGGATAAGAATAAGGGGCTTGAACTGGGTGTAGAGAAAGCAGTTAATGGTAACTTTGCTAGTGGTACGGTATGGATAAAAGTTGCTAATGTAACTATATCAAATGGCAGTGCTATTTTTAATGGCGCAACTGGAAATCCAGTGTTAAGTCAGAATGTCGGGATAACTCCAAGAAAATGGTACGAATTGACTATTAATGTTGCTGAAGCTACGGCTGGGTTAATTACGCTTATAATTTATGGCATTGGCGGTAATGATGCTATTTTAACCGCTTCCTCGGTTGGGGTATACAAAGTGCGGGCGTTGGCTAGAAGTGATGCAATAGGGATTATCGGGCTTTCAGCTTCATCAGCTTCAATGAAGCTTAGTAGCGTTTCCGTTAAAGAAATATTAGGAATTACTGCCAGCCAAACCACATCAGCAGCACACCCTATTCTACAAAGCAATCCACGTAGAATTGATTTTGATGCAGTAGACGATAAACTTATTACAAACTTGTCAGCACAATTAACAGGCTGTACAGTGATTCGCTCTGTACCGAGTGTCGGAACTCAGATCCTTACAAATCAAACAATCCCTGCGACATACGAGGACAATACAGACCATTGTGGGTTGATTGTGATTAACAGGGTTTTGACTTCTAGTGAAGCATCAGTCATTACTGCTGAGTTCAACAAGAGGGCTAGTGTATGAAGTTTAACTTATCAGTCGTAAACATAATTCCAGATGCTCACCGTGATTCGATCAACCAAATTGCTGAACTCTACGGATGTGGCAGTAACAATCTTTCCGTAAAGCTACAAGGTGATGACGGTATTTATTGGGGCTGTCATTCATGGTGGAAGCCCGAAGATTATGCAGTATTCAGTGATGATGAATTGCGGCAACAGGTAGTTCCTGCTGAGTTACAACCATCTTTAGAGCACTTATACGAGCGTCTAGTTTTGGATGGCGATGCTCAAGAGAATTGGCAAGCTGCATTAGCTTTAAATGGGCTTTCAGTAGTCTAAGAATAAATTTAACCACAAGCGACCGATAGGGTCGCTTTTTTAATGGGTGAAATATGCCAAAAACTGAAGAAAAGCAAAATCAATATTGCTTTCAACTTGGGCAACTAAATGTAGATGCTCAGGAGGAAGGCAAGAAAAAACGGACATTCTCAGGTGTAGCCTATAGCGGTGAAGTGATTACTGACCATTGGTATTGGAAGCAAGTCATCTTTGATCTGGATTCGATGCAGATTAAAGGTCGCATTCCTGCACTGCTTGAACACTCATCTGAGCAGCGAGCAGGCGCAATTGAAAGCCATGCAATCAGCTATGAATCAGGTCTGACTGTTAGCGGCATCTTGCTTAGCAATGAATATGGTACTCAAGTCGCTACAGATTCAGATGATGGTTTTCCTTGGCAAATGTCAGTACGCATTGAGCCATCAAGCATTGATGAAATTCAAGCAGGCAACACAGTCACAGTAAACGGCAAGTTATTACATGGGCCAATCACAGTATTTCGTGGCGGTCGTATCAGAGAAGTTTCGTTTTGTGCCTTAGGTGCAGATGAAAACACAATGGCAGTGGCAGCAAGTCACAATCCAAACAATCCACAAGAGGACACAGACGTGACCGAACTAGAGCAAGTAAAAGATGCCTTGAAACAGGCAGAAACGGAGCGTGATGCTGCACAAACTGAACTTAAACAGTTTAAAGCACAGAAACGTAATGATGATATTGCAGCACTGGAAACTGAATTGAAAACTCAATTTAGTGCTGAAGATAAAGCAGCATACACGGCGATGGATGATTCAAGTTTTTCATTCGCAGCCAAGCAATTGCGCCAGTTTTCAGCGAAAAGCACGCCTGCAAATGCTAGTCCAGCTCATTTATTCACTCATCAAGCGAAAGTTGATGAAAGTAATGAAAAACAAACTTTTGGTGCTTGTTCTATCGTAGACCAAGCAAAACAACGCAAATAAGGGGAAGTAGAAATGGTTCAAACAGTAACAGATAGCCATTCAGCAGTAAGTGATGTAATTGCTTGGGAAGTGGAAGGTAATCATCGTCCAAGTCGCAAAAACGTGACAATTGCAGCTAGTCAAAGCTTAGTAAATGGTCAAGTGATTGCATTTGATGGAAGTGGGAATGTAATCAAGTTTAGCGTTCAGGCAACCAACGCTGCGGCAGGTGTTTATATCGGTGATTCGGTAGTCACTGGTTCGGGGCAAACAGCCAATGGTGTGATTATTGCGCGTGATGCACGTTATGCCGAAAGTAAATTGGTATATGCATCAGGTGTTATCAACGGCGAGAAAAACAACGCAGTAGCAGCACTTGCATTACTTAATATCACTGCTGTACGTTCAGCTTAAAGGGGATAAAAAATGAATTTAGATCAATCAGTGTTTAGCACAGAAGAGCTATCTTTAGCGATTACAAATTTACCAACTCGAATCGGTAATCCATCCGATATCGAGCTGTTCCGACAAATTCCAGGCACTACAAATAGTTTTAGTGCTGAGTT